TTTTTCTTACCCCAATTAGTTGAATTGCGATGTACTTTAAATACAATAACAAAAAAATCCTATAAATTAGCAAAAGATTATAATGAAATTTTGGATGAAATGAAAAAATTAATAGTGGAAAGTATGATATCTAATAATATTTATAATTTTGAAAATTTACAATTAATGAATGAAAAATATAAAAATGAGGGCGAATTTATATTTTCGAAAGGAAAAAATATTTTCCGAGGATTAATAGATTTTATGAATGGAACTACCAATATAATGATTTTAGAAAATTCAATACATACTTAATTTACAGCCAGTAAAATCAACATGGCCTTTTTTTCTTTTAGTTTTAGTTAATATTTTATTAACTAAATCTTCCTTCTCTTCTTCCTTCTCTTCTTCCATTATATTTTCTATAACGGGTATTTCTGACACATCGATGTCGGGTATTTTATATTGTCCTAAACTAGCCAAGAATATACCTTGACCTTCTTTACGGCGACAATGATAATATATATTTCTTTCTATACCCTTTACGGTCAAAAACGGGTTCTCGTTTTCATGTACTCGTTTACAATTTGAACAATAAGTAGCACTTTGTCTACGAAAGGTTATTATTAAATTACCATTTTTTTCAATAGTATTAAGGTAGACAAAATCGTCGTAAGAAAAATCTTTATGGGCATAAAAAATATCCAAAATATCTTCTATATCTCCTTCGTTAGCAGTACCTATAATTTCAATAGCTTTCCTTTCCTTTTTGATATTAAATTCTGACAAGAGTGAACTTTCCACAGTATTACTAATTAAAGAAAGTCGAAAAAGATAATTGTATTTGGCCTCAGATTTCACATAACGAGGAGGTATACTGAAATTTTCACTTAAATTGGGATTAAATATTTTGATATTAGCTTTACCATATTTATGACTTCCTAGCAATCTGAATTGTTGAGTATTTTTATAGACACTATTATCAATAAAAGGATGATATTTTTCTTCTATTTTTTCCAATGTTTTACTATGAAAATTAGCAGCTGCTAATTCATTACTAACATGATATTGAGGCAAAATAATATGGAAACTATATTTTTTATTGGTATGTGAAGTAAAAATAAGTATACTAACTTCCTTATTTATAAGCTCAAAAATAGCCTTTTTAATAACATCTAAAAGCTCTTCTTCATTTACTTCTCCTTTATTTAAATCTATATCAAAATATATTTTTCTTGCTTTTTCGGGTAATAATATTTCATAAAAACATCTCTCTATTAAGCTAGTTTTGTTGCTAAAATTAATAAAACTTAGGTAATCGTCGAAGACACTAAATCTTCTATTTTCCTTTTGCCAACAAACAATAAAATTGTCATCTTTAATATGACAATCAGATAATAAATTTTTTTCTTTCTTATTGTTCAAATAATAATACCAAAACATATTTTAAATGTTAATAAGTTATTTAAGCTTCATTTTTCCTTTATGTAGCTACTTTTTTGCCTCCGTCTGAGGTAATCCCTATAGTTAATGCACCTGCTACTACCAGCCCCATGCCAATAGCTTCTCCTAGTTTAGGTTTTTCGCCAAAATATAACCAACCGAGTAAAGCCATAGCAATAATAGTACCACTATCCCAAAGAGCATTAGCAATAGCAAAACTAGCGAAATTGTAACTATATACTAACAAAACCAAAACAGGAAAATAGAAAATAAAAGCCAAGGCAAAATAATATAATTTCTTACTATTATCAAAGTAATTTCTAGCCAAAAATTGACTCATTGTTTCTAAGGTAACAATGCCCAAAATGGCTAAAAGTAATTTACCGGGAATCATTTTATATATAATTTAATATATATAAAATAAAAATTTAACTTTTCCAAGAATGACCGCATTCTCTACATACATTATAAGAACTTATACCTTCGTCGGCTCTTCTATCCTGTCTTAATGTAGTGGTAACTCTACGTTGTTTACATCTTGGACAACTTATTATACTTTCTATTTCATTAGCCTTAGCCCTTATTTGTTCTGTTACATTTAAATAATACTGTAAACGAGCTTCTCTTAAAGGAGGAGATTTCTTTATTATGTCTATCTTATTAATATTTTTTTGTTCCTTTTTCAAATAGCTATAACCTTCCTCAAAACCCATTATATCTAATAGACCAATAATGTCATATAAAAAAGATCTGTCTTTTAAACTTAACATGACTTCATTTTCATATTTTAATTTTACTAATTTATCTATCTGTGACTTTTCTAATTCGTTGCCATTTATAGTAATTTTGGCTAAAATACCAGGAACGGTATCTATTTTGGGGAATTGAGAAGCCATTTTTTTAAAAAATATATAAAATAAAAATTCATTTTTTAAAATAATGAGTAATTGTGAAATTAAAAAAGGAGAAAGTATGTGGCCAGAAGAAAATGATATCAGTGGTGATAATATTTTTTCATTAGACCAAAATCAGTTGATTAGAGAAATAAGGGCTGTAAAAAGGAAAAAAGAAAGAGATTTATTTTTAGAAAAAGTAGATGAACCAGAGCCAGTGGTAATAGAAATAGAAGAAACAGAACCGGAACCAGCGCCTGGTAAAAAATTCGTTAAATATGATGATTTAGACAAAAAAGATAAAGTAGCTTATATTATCGATCAATTAGAAAAATATAAAAAAAATGATCTTTAAAATGACCTTACCTTTTCAACCATTTACTGCTCCTAAAGAAAATAAAAAGATTGTTTTACCACAGGAAAATAACTACTATATACCCAAAAAGAAATGATTATTTTATCTTAAATTTCTTTTCTATTTCTTTCTTTAAAATTTTAAATTCTTTCTTAATATCTAATAAAGAATTACGCAATACTTCACATTTATTGGATTCTTGAATAGTAATTATTTTTTGGTTTTTAATCTCGTTTTTCAATTTAATTATTTCTTGTTCTTCTGGTTTTAAACCTTTGATATCCACTGTTTTTTCTACATGTTTTTTGGTTTTACAATGTCCTTTCCAATTAGCATAACCGTAAAATACTTTACTATTACAGAATTTACATTTTATTCCCTGGCCTCCTGTTTGATTGAGGAAATCTCTATTATTATTAAAAATATAGCCATCTTTGGCATTAAAATATAGTGGTAATTTTTGTAACGACATTTAATAAATTTTACTTTAAAATGGCTTTAAATGAGGTTATAAACTTAGTAAATAAAAAAGAAGGAAAAATACTTTATTTAGCAGAAGATGCTTTTGAAAAAAGTAAATTTCAATGTAACCAAGGTCATCAAATTGAAATATTTAACAACGATGTCATTATGGGTACTTGGTGCAATAAGTGTCAAAAAAAAGATAAAATAGAAGAAATATTAGATAAACTTAATCTGACTTATAGCAAAGATTTCGTACTAGCTGATCATAATTTTTATTATGCTCTAAATGGTAGTCGTAAATTTTTATTCTCTAAAAGTAGCGACAACGAAACACAGAAAAAAGAGATAAATATTGCTGAAAAAAATAATTACAGTATTCTTTTTCTTCTCGACGAATCAGATTTAGAAGATAAATTGTGGTCTATATTGAAAGAAAATAAAGCTATTAATTATTTAGAAAAGAAAATAATTAATAGAGAACATACTTGCTTAGTGGAAGAGAAATTAGATGATAAAAAAGGTGATGCGGGTTCGGTCATAAAAAGAGCGTCTATGCCTTATTCTACCGACCATCATCATGCCTATGGTTATATCAGAGTTTCTACGGTTATGCAAGTCAACGATGGATTTTCCTTGGAAGCACAAGAAAGTAAAATAGCCCAGGAATGTCGCAAACATAACCTTTATTTGAAAGCTCTTTTTATAGACCGTGGTATTTCAGGAGGTAGCATAGAAAATCGTCTTTCGCTCGAAAAAATGAGACGTGAATTGAAAGAGAACGAATGGATTATTATTGCATCGGTTAGTCGTTTGGCCCGTAATACCAAAGAACTACTGGAATTAGTAGATGAAATAGAAAAGAAAAAAGCCCATTTAATAATCATTGATTTAAATTTAGATATTACTTCGCCGTCAGGAAAATTAATTCTCACCCTGATGGCCAGTCAAGCTCAATTTGAAAGAGAGTTAACTTCGGAAAGAGTAAAAGGGGTTTTAGAGCATTTAAAAAAAACAGGTAATCTGCGCACCAAACCTCATTTTGGTTGGAAAATGAACCCCGATCGAAGCGCGGGTGCCCCTATGCATATTCGCGACGAAGTAGAACAAAAAATTATTGAAAGAATTAGATATATTCGTAGTAAGCATATGCATTTAGCTATTACTGGTTTTACTAGATTAGTGAATGATTTAAGTGTAACCCCGCCTCGTAAAAGCAAACTATGGTATCACAGTACATTGAAAAATTTAATGGAAAAAGAAGGAATCAAATGATTTTAAATATTTATTTTTTATAAAATGGCTAGTATGGAAATTCCACCAGCTGTGACAGAAAAATCTGGTGCCGATACTCAAAATCCTCTTATGAGCGATTATGAAAGCCAAAAAAAAGCATGCTTAGAAGCTATTAGCAAAATTACTGAAAAATGCGCATCTAGTTGTATTATTTTAAATTCTGAACCTAACCATACTTTAATTACTGAGATAGAGAGTAAAGGTTATCGTATTACCTATACCCTTGATTATGATACTACACGTGAGCATAGTTTTATGTGTAAATTAAGAATTACTAACCCCACTTATAATGATAGCGGGACCGCTTTTTTATCAGCTTTTGAAGATAATATGAAGAAAATTGGTTTTAGTTCTAGTTCATTGGAAACAGAAGAAAGTATCAAGAAATTATTTAACAATATAATGAATCTTTGAATAAAATGCAACTAGCGCCAGAATTACAATACCATATTTTTAGTTTTTTAAATTTAAAAGACCAATTATACTATATGAGAGGAGTATGTAAAGAATGGCGAAATTATGTATTATGTAAACGGAAATTGGACCTGACTGATTTACTGGAATACAATGTTAATTATAAATTATTATTACTTTTCGATCGAGACACTTTAAAAACTTTAACTTTATCTAAGGTAGACATAGACGCCACAATAGTAAGTAGAATATTAAAACGTTATATTAAATTAGAAGAACTTAATCTATTAGATATAAGTACATATTGGACTAGTTTTAATAATATTACTAGGATTAAAACTTTAAAGAAGTTAAATATAACTTCTACTCGTAATATTTATAGCTATCAATTATTTTCCATAGCACGGGAATGTAAACATATAGAAGAATTAAGATTATGTTATAAATATATAGTAACTAATAATCTATTAGATATGATATTTTGTTGTTTTCACAAAATAAAATTATTAGATATTAGAAATTGTCCTAATTTTAATAAGGATTATGTTAGGGAAAAAAGCAAAGAAAATCCTGCTATTAAAGTATTATATTAAATTTATTTTTGTATTAAATTTAATCTTTTTCTTATTAAGTGTTTCCTTTTCTTTTTGATGATAATTGAAGGTACATTTATGTTTATTATCATCTTTATGTTTCATACAAAACTTTTTACCACAACGACAATCTATTAAAATTAATGATTCTTTTTTACATTTATTACAT